TATTTACGTCGCCTATATAGGCACCAAAATTTGGTAAGTTTTGTCGTAAAAACCATACGATCTAATAAATAGTTCTAGTATACGTATAACTTGCAAGGAGACAACGTAAAATGGCATTAACATCACCAGGAGTAGAGGTTTCAGTAATAAACGAGAGTTTTTACGTACCATCAGATGCGGGTACAACACCTCTTTTCATAGTAGCATCATCACAGGACAAGAACAACGGTGCGGGAGACGGCACAGCGGCAGGAACACAGACTGCTAACGCCAACACAGCGTACCTGATCTCGTCACAGAGAGAATTAACAGAAACTTTCGGAGATCCGAAATTTTATCAAGACACAGCAGGAAATTCATTACATGGTTATGAATTGAACGAATATGGTCTACAAGCCGCATACTCATTTTTAGGTATAGCCAACAGAGCATACGTTTTAAGAGCAAATGTGGACACTTCAGAATTGATTGGAAGTGCATCGGCACCAACAGCAAATCCAACAGATGGAACATACTGGTTTGACCTTGCATCAAGCAGTTATGGAATATTTGAGTGGTCAAAAACAGATCAAAAATTCACAGCAAAAACACCAACGTTGATCACAGCAGTTACTGACCTGGTAGGTAACGTATCAACAGGTGCTCCTAAAACATCAATAGGATCACAGGGTGATTACGCTATCAACACAACACACGTTTCAAACAAGATCTACAAGAAAACATCAAGCAACACTTGGGTACAATTGGGATCAAGTGCTTGGCACTTATCTTTACCATTCTTGACAGTGGCTTCAGGAACAACTGTTACATCAGGACAAAACATGAGCGTAAATGGAGTTACTGTACAACCGGCCGGCACTGCTCTGTCAGATGTTGCCGCGGCGTTCACAAGTGCGAATGTTCCAGGTGTGTCAGCGAGCGTAAACGCTACAACAGGAAATTTAGAAATATTCCATAACGGTCTAGGCTTTGGTGATTCAACACAAGGTTTCAACACAATCAGATTCGAAGAAGGCACAGGTACTTTGGCTTCATTGGGAATCACAGCAGGTGTTAAAAACGGTGTGAAATTCTTACAAGCGGCACACACTAGTAGGCCAACTTGGAAAACAGCAGACGAAGACAGACCAAATGGTTCTGTTTGGTTTAAAACAACTAATGCAAATTCAGGTGCAAACATTGTTGCTAAACTTTACAGTTCATCAAGTGCTAGTTTCTCAACGGTATCATCACCACTTTATGCTTCACACAACAGTGCGATCTACAACCTAGATCCAGCAAACGGTGGTACAGGATTATCAGTTGGTGACCTATACACACAATTCAACATCACTGAGCAAGACATCGGTGCAGGACAGCAAGACACGTCTCCAAACGTAGGTGACTTCCAATTGTTCAGATACGAAGGTGGAGCAACAGTGATATCATCAAAAACAACTTACCCAAGTTTCACACACAACGAAACTTTCACAGTAAGAGAATCAATCAAGAACCAAGAAGCCCTAGACACGGCAAAAACAGTTACTATACAATCCGGTGATGGCTCAACATTGGCCGATGCAGACGACTTTGTGACTGCATTCGCGGCGGCAGGCTTCACAAACTTGACAGCAGAAGTAATAGGTTCAGGTGAATACGCAGGTGCAATCAAAATCACACATGCTTTAGGTGGTGATTTTAGAATGAACAACACATCAGGTACTCCACTTGATGATGCTGGTTTTGGAACATCAAATGCACATGCTTACGGAACGTACACGGCAAACAGTGCAACTTTGATTGACAACTTGTATGTGACACCAACAGGTGATTCAGAAGACTCAACTGTGGGTAACGAGGTTATGGCAAGTAACTGGAAGAGATTAAGTTACACTGCTTCTACAAGTGCACCAACTAATGAGCCTGCAGACGGCACATTATGGTATGACACAAAGATCGACGAAGCAGACATAATGGTTCACAACGGAACGACTTGGATTGGATACAAGAACCAATACAGTTCTACAGATCCAAATGGTCCACAGTTCAGTGCATCAGCACCAACTACACAGTCAGATGGTACTGCACTTGTAACTAACGACTTATGGATTGACACAAGCGACCTTGAGAACTATCCAAAAATCTACAAATACAACACATCTGCAACATTAAGTTCAACAAACACAGCAAACCAAGTGGCAGTAACAACATCAGGTGCGGCTTGGGAACTTGTTGACAAGGCAGATCAGACAACAGAAGACGGTATTGTTTTCGCTGATGCTAGATGGCACACTTCTACAGACAAGAACGCCAACAACAGCACACAGGCGGGCACTGCTTCTACAATCAAGAATCTTTTAAGTGACAACTTCTTAGATCCAGATGCTCCAAATCCAGCACTTTACCCACAAGGTATCTTGCTGTGGAACACTAGAAGAAGCGGTTACAACGTGAAAGAATACAAAAACAGTTACATTACGACAAATGCTTATCCTGGCTCGGGTTCATCAGGATTGGGTAACGTAAGATTCAATAATGAATCGGTTGCTGGTTACTACCCAGACAGATGGGTGACCAAATCTGGCAACAATGCGGACGGCTCTGGCACATTCGGTAGGAAGGCACAGAGAAAAGTCATCGTTGCACAGATCAAGTCTGAGATAGACACAAACCAAGCGATCAGAGAAGACCAAAGAGGTTACAACGTGATTGCTTGTCCTGGTTATCCAGAAGTGATTCAGAACATGATTAATTTGAACACAGACAGAAACAACACAGCGTTTGTTGTGGGTGACACACCTTTCAGATTAGAAGGAACGTCAACTGCGATCCAAAACTGGGCAAATAATTCAGCCGGTGTAACAGACAACGGCGAGGATGGTCTAGTGAGTTCAAGTGATTACTTGGGCGTGTTCTACCCATCGGGTGCAACCACAGACAATGGAGGCAAATCAATTGTTGTTCCGCCAAGTCACATGATCATGAGAACTTTGGCAAACAACGACAATGTTGCTTTCCCATGGTTCGCACCAGCAGGTACTAGAAGAGGTGTAGTAGACAATGCAACATCAGTTGGTTACATCAACGCAAGTACTGGAGAATTCGAAACCATATCTGTTACGGAGTCAGTGAGGGATTCAATGCATGAAGTGAAAGTGAATCCAATCACTTTCTTCTCAGGAGCAGGAATTGTGAACTTCGGTAACTTAACTAAGACAACAGCAAGTTCGGCCTTAGACAGAATAAACGTTTCGAGATTAGCAGTGTATCTAAGAACACAACTAGATGCTATTGCTAAACCGTTTATCTTCGAACCAAACGATGAATTAACAAGAAATGAAATCAAACAAGCAGTTGAATCATTCTTGTTAGAGCTTGTTGGTCAGAGAGCGTTATTCGACTTCCTAGTTGTGTGTGATGACACAAACAACACACCTACAAGGATTGATAGAAATGAACTGTACGTGGATATAGCAATCGAACCAGTGAAATCGGTTGAATTTATTTACATACCGTTGAGAATCAAAAACACAGGAGAGATTGCAAATTTAGGGAACTAATTTTGGAATAAATAGATAGGAGAAACAAATGGCAATATCAACTTTATCAAAATTCACAGTACCTTTAGCAAACGATCAGAGTTCGACATCACAAGGTTTATTGATGCCAAAACTACAGTATCGTTTTAGAGCGATCCTGGAGAATTTTGGAGTATCAACACCGAGATCAGAACTTACAAAACAAGTAATAGATATCACAAGACCAAACTTGACTTTTGACAATGTTACACTAGATGTTTACAACTCAAAAGTTTATGTAGCAGGCAAACACACTTGGGATCCAATAACAATAAACCTAAGAGACGACGTAAACAACTCAGTGACTAAATTGGTTGGTGAGCAGATCCAGAAACAGTTCGACTTCTTTGAACAAGCAAGTGCGGCGTCTGGTATCGACTACAAATTCACCGCAAGGATTGAGATGCTTGATGGTGGTAACGGATCGAGCGCACCAAATGTTCTAGAAACATTTGAATTATATGGTGCATATGTTGAGAACGTGAACTACAACACATTGGCGTATGCTACATCAGATCCAGCGACAATCACTTTATCAGTTAGATACGACAACGCTATCCAAACTCCAACAGGAACAGGAATTGGAACAGCAGTTGCGAGAACGATTGGTACTCTAAGTACTGGTGGTTAATACAAATTAAGTTAGCAATTATAAACATCAAAAGCGCCTTTATATGGCGCTTTTTTTGTGGCCATAAATACGCATATGCCAAGCATTAACAACTTCTTAAAAGGTTTCCAAGACGGTCTTCCGGGAATGAAGGACTACCGCCACGCATCAAGATTGTACTTAGACGACAACTACAAGTTGATGCCGAAACAGAAATTCCTGTTCCATGTGGTATTCCAACTAGACGAATCACTGTTTGTAAATGGATTCAATCCACATGAAAGAATGGAACTCAACATGTTGGTCAAAAGTGCTGACCTGCCCAAATATGGAATGAACCTTGAAGAAAAGATCCAATACAATAAAAAAATGTATGCGGCCACTAGGATACAGTACGAACCAGTCAACATCACATTCCATGACGATCATGCCGACACGGTGAATGCATTTTGGAAAAAATATTATGAGTACAATATAGCAGATTCAATAGAGATCCAACATTCTGACGCATTGATATCTAGCACAAAAGACGATTATTACGATGCGATTGAACAAAGAAAAAGAATAAACAAATTCGGTCTAGACACACCAAAAGAAAAGAAGAAGCCATATCTCAGGGGCATAGAAATATTCGTCCTACACAAAAAGAGATTCACTTCCATGACATTGGTCAATCCCGTGATAGGATCTTTCAGCCATGACAATCTAGATCAAGCAGACGGCGCCGGCGTATTACAGAATACCATGCAGATATTTTACGAGACCGTGATTTACAAGTCAGGTTTGATAAAAATAGGAAACACAAACAACGTTCCGGGATTCGCCACAATACACTATGACAAAGAGCCGTCTCCATTGACCGTGTTGGGAGGTGGTACAAACAGTATCTTTGGTCCAGGCGGTGTTGTGGACGGTATTGGTTCAGTGATAAAGAATGTTGAGACAGGAAATATTCTTGGAGCGATACTATCAGCGTCAAACACCTATAACAATGCAAAGAAAATTAAAAAAGCAGATGTCAAGGAAGAACTGAAGGGCATTGCTAAAGAAGGAGTGCTAGAAGTCGGCAAGCAGGCGGGCACCATAACCAATCCAATCGGCTCGTTCAATGTGGGGGCGGCAGTCGCGGCGGGCACAGTGTTGGCCGTTGCAAAAAGCAACGCTGACCAGAAGAACAAGCAAAACACCAATGTGATCTCTAGTCCAAGTCTAGACACTGTGACATACTTGACGGCCGAAGAATCATTTAACCTCATATCAAACGATGAAACAATAAAGGACGAGATAGCGGCAGGAATATACTACAAGGACATAGGATCACGAAAAGATCTAACCGTGGCCGAGTCTGATATCGAATATGCAGGTTCCAGTGCAACAACAAAACGAGTTTACAGAAACAAAGCAATAACCGACATAAGGAAATTGATCACAGAAGGATATGTAAAAATTGACAGGACAACACAAGATGTTTCTGTTGCAATAGAGAAGGCGGCATTATAATGGCAGAATTTTATACAAACCTACCACCAAAAGAAAAAGACGATCTAGACAAAACGATAGAAAAATTGACCACGACAAATTACGAAACAGACTATCAATTCGCCGCGGGAGATTATGACAGCACCATTGGATTTTTTGTGAAAAGGGGTTTCACCAGGACAGCGGCGGAATCAACTGCTTACGTGATCCTGTCACAGGCCAAAATAGACAACATTCGACCACAGCAAATATTAGACAAACTGACCTATGCCGATCCGGCATTGCTATCTGAACTTACGACAATTATATTAAATGCTAACAGATACAAATCAAGTAGGTTGGGTGTTCGACAAACACTTACCACAAAAGAGACTGTATCTAGAAATATTCTAGACTAATGTTACCAAGATTTGCAAGAGGAAAATTTTCTCCAAAGAATGGCGAGAAATATGTAGGGACCAAAACACCAACGTATAGATCTAGTTGGGAACACGCCTTTATGAGACTTTGTGATGAGCATCCAAACGTGTACCAATGGGCTTCTGAATCCATAAAAATTCCGTATAGACATCCATTCACTGGCAAGTACACTGTGTATGTTCCAGATTTTTTCATAGTGTACGTGGACAAGAACGGCAAGAAACATGCGGAGATGATTGAAGTGAAACCAATGTCACAGACAACAATGGAGTCCGCGGGCAAGAGCCTTGGCAAGAAAAAACAAGTGGTGATCAATCATGCCAAGTGGGAGGCCGCAGGTGCTTACGCTAAACAGCGTAGGATTGGCTTCCGCGTGGTATCAGAAGAACAGTTATTCCATCAAGGAAAACGTAAGTAAGTAAAACAATGACAAAAAAACTTGAAGATATATTGAATTTACCAAACGTCAAGGAAGCATTCAAAGAAGTAGATAAAAAAGAACAAGCACGAGCCAACAGAGACCAGACCAAAGAAGTCATGAAGAATGTTGATCCTCAGACAGCAAAGAATCTGCAAAAGAGTTACGCCGAGTTTGATAAAGTAGCGGCCGCACTGCCACAGGTAAAAGGATTAGGTGAACTGTCAGACCTAGAACTGGACAAACTGGCCGTCGAAGCCGAAGAGAGTTATAAGAATCTAATGGATTTGGGCATGAACGTTGATTCAAGATACTCGGGAAGGATCTTTGAAGTTGCGGGTAATTTCCTAAGGAATGCCATAGATGCCAAGGGCAGTAAGATAGATAAGAAGCTCAAAATGATAGAATTGCAACTCAAAAAGCAGAAGTTAGATCAGGGCAACAAAGACGGGGGTCCTGTAGAAGAAAGCGACGGTTTTGTTATATCAGACCGTAATGAATTAATGAAGAAACTGCTGAAAAAAGGCTAAATATTGCGTATGAGCACATTCACACAGTATCTAGCCGAATCAACGAAGTCATATGACTATAAAATTAAGATAGTAGGCGCATCTAACGACATTGATAAGAATGCTTTAGAGTCAGCACTTCAAAAATTTGACCTTGCTAACATGTCAGCAGGCAAAACTACACCTATCATGACGCAACCACTTGATTTTCCTGCCTTAAGCAATGAACAAGTGACCATATTTGATGTTACAACGAATTATCCAACAACAAGCAGAGAGATGAAAGAATATCTTTCCGACATATTAAGAATACCACATACACACATTGTAGTGAGAAAACCAAATGAGCCAACAGAAGAATATCAAGATCAGATGCAAGTTGCCAAGAAGTCAGAATACGCTAACAAACTACATGACATCGAATACAAAGATGCACCAAAAGTGAACGCAGAAGATTTCCATTCAACCAAAGCCAACATGGGCCTTTTGAAAGAATTATTGAAAGATAGAGATGTCAAATACGAAGTTGAAAAAGGCACAGACAACAAAGTTCAAGACACACAAAGCAACGAAGAAGAATCTAAACCGTCAATGTTGAAAGCGGCACATGATGGTCCAGTAAAAGGTAACCCGCACCCAGCAAAAGGAAAATAATTATGGAAATGATCGATGTGTTAAAGAGATTACAAGAGATTGCAGAAACTAAACCAGAATTAGTGAAGGACGCTGTGGACAACGTAGAGAGGACAAATCCAAAAGCAGTCACCGAAGGTGGAATGAAAGACTACCTACACGACGAAGCGGAAAAACTTTCAAGAGAAGAATTTTTAAAGAAACATGGCGAGAGCCTAAAAGGTTTCTATGATGCCATCAATGGTTCAGAGGAAGACGGAGACGGCATCGCAAGTGAGAGCAAGGCCAAGCCAGATTTCCTAGACATGGACAAGGACGGTAACAAGAAAGAGCCAATGAAGAAAGCGATCAAAGACAAAGAAATGAAAAAAGAATCAGTGAACGAAGCGATCCAAATTTCAACAGACACACCAGAAGAAGCAGGCATGATGATGCAGATTCTAAAACTTGCAGGTGTGCAACCAGTGGATGCAAAAATGATCGGCGCACAGGACGACGAGCCAAAAGACGAACCAGAAATGAATCCAGACGATGCGGCAGGTTCAATGGACATGGCTAGAATGAGAGACATCGTAAAGAAACCTGAAGATGAAAAACAAGAAGAGACTTTCGCAAATGAACCTCAAGAAAAAGTTTCAGACGTAGACACACTTGTCAATGTACACTCGGGTGGTCTTAACAGAAACAAACAGGCGTTTCCAAAGGCCCAGCCAGGCGATAATGCCATGGCAGTTGCCAAAGAAGACACAATCACAGCAGAGGATCTAGCAAACAGCCTTAGAACTCAATACGAGAGTTTCAAGGAAAGTTACAGCAAAGCGGCCAAAGACGCTAAAAAAAAAGACTAGCGGAACGTCCACTATCCAAGTCCGAGACTAATACCAAAGAAAAATACGTTAAAGGTATGAAGAAGTCCAAGAAGGATTTCAAGAAAAGGTACGGCAAGGATGCTGAGGCTGTTATGTACGCCACTGCTACCAAAATGGCAAAAAAGAACGCATAACCCACGCCTGAACACACGTAAATACATTTACTATGGCATACGTATCACTAGACAGCGACCAAATTAAAAAGGCCAATAAGAAGCACAAATACACTAAAGAGCAGGTAGAACAACTCGAGAAGTGTATGGACGAGAAAACTGGTCCACTGTACTTTATGAAACAATTCATGAAGATACAACACCCCACAAAAGGTGAGATGCCTTTCCAACCTTTCCCATACCAAGAACGTTTGATCGAAGCCTACAACAATCATAGATTCAGTATTTCAATGCTACCGAGGCAGACAGGTAAGACAACCTGTGCATCAGGTTACTTGATTTGGTATGCTATGTTCAAACCAGATTCACAGATATTGATCGCGGCACACAAGTATGCGGGTGCGTCAGATATCATGTCAAGGGTGCGTTACGCATACGAGATGTTGCCAGCATGGATAAAAGCAGGTGTTAATCAGTACAACAGGAACAGCATAGAATTTGACAACGGTTCAAAGATAATGGCCACGACGACAACGGAAAACACAGGACGGGGAATGTCCTTAACAATGATTTACTGTGATGAGTTCGCGTTCGTGCAACCACCAGAGAAGGCCAAGGAGTTCTGGACATCACTGTCACCAACACTGAGTACAGGTGGTAAGTGTATGATCACATCAACACCAAACTCCGACGAGGACCAGTTCGCCATGATCTGGAAAGAGGCCAACAAGAGATTCGACGAATACGGCAATGACAAGGTAATAGGAACCAACGGTTTCTATGCTATGAAGGCACACTGGAATGAACACCCAGACAGAGATGAGACATGGGCGGAAGCAGAAAAAGCCAGAATAGGAGAAGAGAGATTCAGAAGGGAACACGAGTGTGAGTTCTTGATCTTTGACGAAACCTTGATATCAAGTTTAGTTCTGGCGGACATGGAAGGCATACCGCCAGTGGAAACCACAGGACAGGTGCGTTGGTTCAAACGTCCCACACCAGGACACACCTACATGGTATCTCTGGATCCAAGCATGGGTACAGGAGGTGACTACGCGGCAATACAGGTTTTTGAACTGCCGACGTTTGAGCAAGTGGGCGAATGGCACCACAATCAGACACCAATGAATCAGCAGATAAGGATCCTACAAGGCATCAACAAACACATCCACGACACGATAATGGAGCAGGACGCGACTGCATCACCGCAGATATTCTACAGCATGGAAAACAACACCATCGGCGAAGCCGCACTTATGCGGGTAATGGACATAGGTGAGGAAAACATAATGGGCATGTTCCTATCAGAACCTATAAGGAAAGGACACAGGCGTAAATTTAGAAGAGGTTTCAATACAACAGCAAAACACAAGATCGATGCCTGTACCAAGTTCAAAGAACTTGTGGAGAACGACAAGATGAAAATCAATTCACAACTATTGATATCAGAAATGAAGGATTTCGTGGCAACAGGGTTAAGTTACAAGGCCAAACCAGGACAACATGACGACCTTGTCAGTGCGTGTTTGCTTATGACTCGTATGATGAAAGTTTTGGCGGATTTCGACCCAAAAATATTCGAGAAATGGACAGACAGGACCAGTGAGATAACACCTATGCCCATATTCGGATCGTTCACAGGATAATAAATACGCTATATGAATCCAAAAAACTCCGTAGACCTATTCAACAAGATCAGATCACAATTCACAAACGTCCGTTTGGGCGATGAGAACGGGGCCGCAACGGCGGATCCAGCAACTGCGGTGTTCTTTGAATTTGAATTCCAAGAAGATGCGGACACTTTTGGTTCAGTGAGTATCAGTCTTGCGGACGGCGAGAACATGAAAGTGTACTACAACAGGGATCTAGTCAACAAGATCGACGAGGACAGCAAAGACGAATGGTATGCGTTCCTAAAAGAACTTAAAGATTATGCAGTAGAACATCAACTAGGTTTTGATGTGAGAGATATCACTAAAAACAACCTATCACAGCAGGATTACAAAAATCTTGCAGATACGAACAAAACGGTAAATACTGACGAGATGTCGGAAGAACTAGCAAGAATTACTAAACTAGCAGGTGTGAACGAAGGCCTTACAGGCTCAGCAAAGCGTTCATACGAGAACCTAGACAAGACAAAATTAATCATTAGACACAAGGGCAAGGTCGACGAGACGGTGCCGGGTGCAAGATCAAGACAGATACAATCACTATACATTGAAAACGAAGATGGCGAAAGATTCAAGTACCCACTTACACCCCTAGCAGGTGCGAGAGCAATGATGAGACACGTGGCCAACGGTGGAAGACCACATGATGAGTTTGGTGAACACATAATACAGACTTCAGAAGATATCGCAAAATTACAATCTTTTTCAAGATATGTTTCAAACAAGGATCAATTGAACGACAACGCAGGTGATATAATCGAAAACACGAAACTACAATTAGAGAATCTAAGAGAGTACATGAGAAATTTGTCGAAACAGTCACACTATGAATCAAGTTGCAAGAGTTACAAGAAACAGGAAGACCAGGTGCTTGATGACGAAACTGTGAACAAGTTGAGAGAGAAATTCACACAAACGAACCTAGACAGCAGAGTTGAAGATGCTTTCCCACTTATCAGCAAGGTAATGAGTGAACTTGCAGAAAAAGAAGAAGATGAGGATGAGGAAGGCGAAGCAGAACAATCATCAAAAGACAAACACCAAGGCAGAGTAGATGTGCATTCTCATATGGATGCTGATGACGAAAAGAAAGATGAACAAGTTAACGAATTAGATCCAGGCGATGAGCCAATTGACGCACCAATCCAACCACCAGTGGACCATGGTGCGATAGTACAATCATTCCTTACAGATCCTGAAAGCAAACTTGTGTTAAGGAAAGATGACGCGGCAGATAAAATGTTGAAGAACACAAAATTCACAAACAAGAACACAATGTTGAGTTCAATACTTTCAGACATCGCATCAAGACTTCTAACCAAATCAGGTGAGGAAGACAGGGTGGCGAACTTCGCTTCAAGAGTTGCAGACGAGATGGAGCAAGAAAATTCGGCAACATTCAAACCAACTCCAGACTACATGAAGAACAAAAAGATTGCAGTGCAGTTAGCGAAAAGGTATATTGACGACTACAAAAAGATGGAAAAAGATCCTGCATTCAAAGACGAAATCAGGATGGAGCCTGGTGAATTCAATCCTAAGAAAGATCTTAAAGGCAAGGCAAAAGAACAGGAAGCGTTCGAGAGCTGGGTGGACAACATGGGTGAAGCAACCATCAAGCCTTACGTGTCAATGTACAAGGGCGATGACGGCAAGATGGTGTACGACGTTTTAGACAAGGACAGCAATTCAGCATTCAAATCAAATGATTACAAAGAGGCAGAAAAATACCTACATCAGAACTATGACAAGTTGAAAGAGTATGCTAAAGAGCCAAAAGATGAAGAAGACAGAGAAGCAAAATTAAAAGCACTACAAGACATTCAAATGGATCCAAACACTTCAAAAGATCCTGAAATGATTGACACGATTGCAAAACGTAAGAAAGAATTAATGAAAGCACCAGTGGCCGCAGAAGGCATGGGTGATAAAATAGCGGACATGGCACAGAGCATGAGCAAAGAAGAATTCATGAGCAAAGCAGATGAATTAGGATTAAGTCAAGAAGAGGCCGCGGAACACTACGAGAAGATGCAGGGTGGGGCACACGCAGGTAAATTTGAAGGTAATCAATTCGCACAGGCAGTACAGAAAGCAAAGGCGGCTGGCATGAAAGCAGGCGACAAGTTCAAAGTGGGTGACCAAGAGTACACACTGAAGGACGCGATAGAACTTGCTGGACTACAACTAGAAGAATTCTTCTCAGAAGAAGAAATGGCTTACGACAATCAAATAGATCGTATCAAAAACCTAGCATTTTACCAATAATAGTAGTAGACTTTAGATAAATATCATTGTATATTATAGTGATAATGCTTAATATACACTTAGGCACAAACAAACATAGGCACAATAAAGGAGGCTTACATTATGGCATCATTGGCTGAAATAAGAGCGAAGTTAAAATCTCAAGAAGTGAATCGCTCCACTTCATCATCAGGCGGAGACAACGCCATCTACCCACACTGGAATATATCGGAAGGTTCCGAAGCAGTAGTTAGGTTCTTACCAGACAAGGACGAGACCAACACATTCTTCTGGACTGAAAGGAACATGATCAAGTTACCATTCGCAGGTATCAAAGGTCAGACCGATTCAAGACCAGTGACAGTGCAAGTACCGTGCATGGAAATGTATGGGAAGACTTGTCCAGTACTCACAGAAGTGAGACCGTGGTTCAAAGACAAGAGCATGGAAGACATGGGCAGAAAATACTGGAAGAAGAAAAGTTACATTTTCCAGGGATTTGTCACAACGAATCCGTTAGCAGAAGACACAACACCTGAGAATCCGATCAGAAGATTCATCATCGGTCCTCAGATCTTCAACATCATCAGAAGTGCATTGATGGATCCAGAGATGGAAGAAATGCCAACTGATTACTTGAAAGGTGTGGACTTCAGAATCACCAAAACAACTAAAGGTGGTTATGCTGACTACTCAACGTCAAAATGGTCGAGAAGGGAAAGACCGTTGGACGAGGCAGAGAGAGCCGCGATCGACACACACGGCTTATTCAACTTAGGTGACTTCAGACCAAAAGAACCAACCGAAGCAGAGGTGAAAATAATCAAAGAA